ATGACGATTGATACGTCTGGTAACGTGGGGATTGGTGTTGGCTCGGCGACAACCACTTTGTCAGTTTTCTCTTCTGGCGGCGCTCAAAAAAGGGCAATTTATGTAAATTCTGGCAGTGGCGCTGGCTCTCCCGGCGGCATTTATTTGGTTTCGTCTACGGTTTCAGGGGCCAATGGGGCTACATTGGAAGCTGTCGGCCAAAGGTCGGATGGAAACACTTCATCTAATTTCAGTGGCAATGTCCTTCTTGGGCATCTTAGGACAGATGCTGCAATCAGCACATCTGGAAGCAATCTTGGAAGAGTTGGTTTTGGCGGAAACCCCACCGGGACGGCCTTGAGCAACATTCTTTACTCGGCACAAATTGTTGGCGTGACGGATGGGGCTTGGTCCAGTTCTTCCGCCATGCCAACCGCGTTGGCGTTTTACACGGGCACATCGGGAATAGATGTAAATAGTAGCATTTCCGAATTTGGCACCGAACGTATGCGCATCGACTCCAGCGGCAACGTGGGGATTGGGACGACTTCGCCGGGCCAGAAACTTGATGTTGGAGCTGGTAGCGGCGCACAAGTAATCCGCGTAAATGGCGGCGCGACAAACTCAGGCGATGGCGGCGCTTATTTTATAGGAAACGCTGGGACAACAGTTGGTGCATTTGGCAATTACAGCGAAATCATTGGCGGCGCATATAACGCTGACCCATTGATTTGGGCTGGGTCATCACGCAATTTAATTTTTATTACAGGTGGCGGCGCTAACGAACGTATGCGTATCGACTCCTCCGGCAACGTGGGGGTTGGAACGAGTTCGCCTAACTATGTAATGCAACTGTACAAAGCCGGGGCCGTTGCAAATTATCTGCAAGTGACTTCCGGTGCTACTGGCGCGGCATCCGCAAATGGCACGTTGTTTGGCGTTGATGCGTCTGGAAACGGCATTGTAACTGTTCAGGGTTCCGTTAACTACATTACGTCAGTTGCTGGCGCAGAACGTATGCGCATCGACTCCAGCGGCAACGTAGCTATTGGAACGACAAGCGCATTTGGAAATAAATTTTTTATTGCTGGATCGGCGAACGCTGGGCTTTCTGTCACTGACGGCAGTAATACAATTGCTATGTATGGCAACGGCGGAACTGCCGTTGCAGTAGGAACAGCCAATAGCGTACCGCTGTTTTTCACGACTGCTGCCACCGAACGTATGCGCATCGACTCCAGCGGCAATTTGCTGGTGGGGACGACGAGTGCAACGTCTGGCGCGCTGCTCACCGTCAACGGCGGCATTGCCGACTCCAAGGGCGACGTCCGTCGTCTTCCCATCAACAGCCAGACATCTGCTTACGTTCTTGTTGTCGGCGACGCTGGCAAGACGATCTCCATCACCACTGGCGGCGTGACAGTCAACTCCGGCATCTTCAGCGCGGGCGATAACATCACGATCTTCAACAACTCGGCATCAAGCCAGACGATCACGCAGGGGACATCCGTCACGATCTATCAGGCTGGCACGGCCAACACCGGCAACCGGACGCTGGCGCAGCGCGGTGTCTGCACACTGCTTTGCGTGGCGTCCAACACGTTCACCATCTCTGGCGCGGGGATTTCGTAATGACCGTCGCAGGTTTGATGGCGAGTTATGGTAGTGCCGCTACAGGGCAAACGATTGAATATTTAATTGTTGGCGGCGGCGGTGGATCGACTGGTGGTCGCGCTGGCATTAACTACGGCGCTGGCGGCGCTGGCGGCGTATTGCGAACCGCCAGCAGTATATCGGTCAGTACTGGTATTTCGTATACCGTCACTGTTGGTGCGGGCGGCGCTAAGGGTGGCGGCGGAAATGCTGGCAATGGGACCGCATCATCTCTCGTCATTGGTTCCACTTATTCGGCTTCTGGCGGCAATGGAACAACCACAGCCGCAACAACCGGTGGATCAAATGCTGATTATTCCGGCGGTTCTCCTACGGGGACATTTGCGGCTGGCGGTGGCGCTGGCGCTGGTGGCGCTGGTGGCGCGAGTAATGCGGGCGGCATTGGCGCAACGTCCAGCATAACCACAGTTTCCACCTACTATGGCGGTGGCGGCGGCGGAATGAACTCGGCTGCCGCTGGTACTGGTGGCACTGGCGGCGGTGGAACGGGTGTCTTGAACGGCGCTGGTGGTCCGGGAACAGCTAATACCGGCGGCGGCGCGGGCGGTGGCGGTGATATTTGCTGCGCCAGCGGTGCGGCTGGTGGCTCGGGTGTTGTCATCATCCGCTACCCCGATACGTTCCCGAATGCTACATCAACAACTGGCTCGCCCACACTTACTGTCACTGGCGGGTACAAAATTTACAAATTCACGAGCAGCGGTAGCATAACCTTCTAATGGGGAGTCTGATGGCGCACTTTGCTGAAATAGACGAGAACAACGTGGTTCTCAGGGTCATTGTGGTGAGCAATGATGATTGCAAAGATGAAAACGGAAATGAGAGCGAGGCAGTGGGCGCCGCTTTCTGCAACCGTCTTCTTGGCGGGGTCTGGAAACAGACCAGCTATAATGCCAATTTTCGCGGAGTCTATGCGGGAATTGGGTACACATATAATGCGGAATTTGATGTCTTCGTGCCGCCCGCTTCGGATGGTGTCGAAGTGATCCTTGATGGCGCTGCACCGCAGGTTATCTGAATGATGAACAGCACTATGAAGTCTTTTGGCAAATTGAATGCCGCCATTTACGACTTCGAAGTCGAAGGCGACAAACTGCCGCTTCATGTTCATACCGTCGAAAACAACCACATCACTATAGTGGCGCGTGGCTCGTTTCGGTTCTCAGGTGATGGGTGGGAAATGATCTGCAAGTCGGGGGATGTTGTTGACTGGGAAGCGGGTAAAAGGCATGAATTTACTGCGCTTGAACCAAACTCGCGCTGTGTCAACATCATGAAAGATTTCTTCAACGTAGATGAAGGGGGTACAAATGGAACAGACTAATGTGAGCATCACCATGACGGTAGCGCAGTGGAATGTGGTGATGAACGCGCTCGGGCAGCGCCCGTTCGCCGAAGTCGCCGACATCATCGGCAACATCAAGGCGCAGGCCGACCAGCAACTGGTCTCCAAGCCAGCGGAAGAGCCCCAGCAGGGCGAATAAGGAGTAGGGCGCTATGGACCAGTCAACAATCAATCTGGCCCTTAGCGCCACCCTTTGCGCCATTGGGTGGTTTGCCCGGCAACTCTGGGAAGCTGTCCAAAAGTTGAAGGATGACATCCACCACATCGAAGCGGACATGCCAAAAACGTATGTCATGAAAGTCGATTTGGACAAGCGCATGGAGCATATTGAGACGATGTTCCAGCGCATCTATGACAAGCTCGATGGCAAGGCAGATAAGTAGTGGACCCGCTTACTCTCTTAGCACTTGCCAAAGGCAGCTATGAAGCCGTCAAGGCTGGCATCGCTGTAGGCAAAGAATTGCAAAGTGTAGCAAGTGATCTAGGTTCTCTATTTGATAGTGTCGCCGCTATCACTAGAGTCGCCGCTAAACCACCAAAAGGAAATCTTGTATCTGGGAAATCTGCCCAGCAGTTAGCGATGGAAGCATATGCAGCCAAAGCTGAAGCAGATGCTATGATGGAAGATCTTAAAAATCATTTCATTGGTGAATTTGGCATTGCTGCTTGGGATCAAGTTTTGGCGCATACGACTCAAATCAAAAAAGATCAGAAAGCCGCTGCGCTTCAAGCTCAAAAAGATCAAGAAGAACTAATGCACAATGTCATGATTTGGGGTGCGGCCTTTCTTGCGTTGGTCGTTGCTGTCGCTTGCATTGTCCTTGTCATCATTGGTCTTATTCACCGATAGGAGTTTCGCTATGCAAATGAGCCAAGAAGGTATCGACGCTCTTCTGAAAAAGTTTGAAGGGTGCAAACTCAAAGCATATCGTTGCCCAGCTAATGTTTGCACAATTGGCTACGGCCACACTTCTGCTGCCGGTGCACCGGCAGTGCATGATGGTATGACTATCACCCAGAAGGATGCTGACGACATTTTGCGGCGTGATCTGGTCAAGTATGAGACTGCCGTCCATAACATGGTTCAGCAGCCTTTGAGCCAGCATCAGTTCGATGTTTTGGTTGATTTTGCCTACAATGCCGGTGTTGGTGCATTGAAGTCATCTACCTTGCTCAAAAAGGTAAATGCTGGCTCTTTTGCAGATGTTCCTGCTGAACTAATGAAATGGACCAAGGGTGGCGGAAAGGTTCTTCCCGGCCTTGTAAAGCGTCGTCAGGCAGAAAGCGCATGGTGGATTTCTGGCGAAGCACATGATGAGCAAGAACATCGTGCTGAACCTGACCCAATACCAGTTCGCACAATGGTCGAAAGCAAGCAAGGCAATGCGGCTATTGTCACAGCTAGCTTGGGTGGTTTGGGCGCTGCCAAGGAAATTGCGGCGCAGGCGCAAGATGCTTCTGACACGGCAGACCAACTTATGAAGCTGCTTGGCAATACAAACTTTTTGATCATGGCCGCGATCGCCGGTCTGGCGGCTGCTATTTGGTATTGGCGCAGCAAGAACATGGAGAGAGACGGTGTTTAGTCTTCTTTTCACTCCGCTGGGCCGTTATATCGCCATTGGCGGCATAATTGTCATGGTTATGCTTGGCGCGTATTGGAAGATCCGCTCCGACGCTGTTGCAGAAATTGAAGCCGCCGCTAAGGCAGATGTTCTCAGGAGAACTCAGGATGCGATACGCGCTGGTGATTCTGTCGATATTTCCCCTGACAGGGTGCGCGAGTCTGACAGGAACCGTCGAGACTAATGCTTCAGTTTGCAGCGTCTGGCGTGATGTCTCTTGGTCCTCCAAGGATACGACGCAGACGATTGCCGAAATTAAACAGAGTAATGCGCGCCGTGAGGGTTGGTGCGCGGGCTCGAAATAGATGCTATAGTACCGGGGAAGCGGAGCCTTTTCGATGACTACAGCAATGTCCTATGACGGAAGTGTATCTGGGACAACCAGCTACAAGACCCAAATTGCGACAATGGCTGTTGTCGCAGAAAACGATCCTGCATTTGTCACCATACTTCCCCAGATGATCGTATATGCCGAATTGCGGATGTACCGTGATCTTGATTTTCTTTTTACTTCCGGGTCCACGACAGCATATAGCTTAACCGCAGGCAGCCGCATTTTGAACGTCAATGCGGATACTTTCACCTACGGAACGCTAGTTGTTCCTGAACAGATCAATGTTCTTGTCGGCTCTAACGATCCTGATCTGGCCCAGCGTGTTCCTTTGCTGCCTACGACAAAAGAGTTCCTTGATGCTGTGTATGGCTCCGGCGCTGTGGGGAACCGTGCCCTTCCGCAGTATTGGGTTCCTTTTGATGACTATACGTTTTTAGTCGGTCCTTATCCGGATCAGAGCTATACTGTGGAGCTTGTTGGCACATATCGCCCGGCAAGTTTGTCTGCGACAAACCCGGAAACTTTCATTAGCAAAAATTTGCCAGATCTGATGATCATGGCGAGCATGGTCTACATTTCTGCCTATCAGCGCAATTTTGGTAGAGCCAATGATGATCCTCAAATGGCGGTTACCTATGAGAGCCAATATCAAGCTCTTCTGAAAGGTGCGGCTGTTGAAGAGGCTCGTAAGAAGTTTGAGGCCGCAGGCTGGTCTTCTCAGTCTCCGTCTACGTTTGCTACTCCGACTAGGGGTTAAAGATGCCCCATCAATCGTTGAAGCTTCTGCCGGGCATAGATCAGAACAAGACACCCGCCTTAAATGAGGCGGCTCTTTCTACGAGCCAGTTAGTGCGTTTTATTCCTGATAGGACGCTTGGCGGAATCGTCCAAAAACTAGGTGGCTGGACCAAATTTTACGCGAACACAATCAGTTCCACTATTCGTGCGTTGTGGGCTTGGGAAGACACCAATGCCAATTCCTATCTTGGTGTTGGAGCGGACGGCGTTGTTTCCGGCGGCGGCGGCGCTCTTCAAGTCATCGTTTCTGGTGGATCTACGGACATTACTCCGCAGACTACAACGATCAATCGCGCGGTTAATGTCACTACGACGCTTGGCAGCAATGCTGTTGTCATCACAGATACTGGCCGCAATGTGTCCAGTTATGATGCCGTCGATATCCAAACGCAGATCAGCGTTGGCGGCCTTATCTTGTTTGGGCAGTATCAGTGCTACAATCCCGGCGGAAGCGCCAACACCTACACCATTTATGCGCTTGATGCTTTAGGCGCTCCTAAACTTGCTACGTCTTCTGTCGCCAACGGTGGCGCTGTTGCAAACTTCTCAACGACATCCGGTTCCAGTTCCATCTCGGTTACGTTGAATGATCATGGCTATGTCGCTGGTGATACGTTCGCGGTTTTGGTTGCAACGACTGTCGGCGGTATTACGATATACGGCAACTACATCGTCAACAGCGTCACATCTTCAAATGTCTTTGTGATCGCTGGTAGGAATAATGCCTCTGCGACCACTACTGGATACATGAACAGCGGAAACGCTCATTATGTGTATCATAAAGGTATTGGTCCGCTTGCTGCTGGAACTGGCTACGGCATTGGTGGATATGGAAAAGGCGGGTATGGCACCGGCATTCCTCCTGTAGCTTCTACAGGAACGCCAATCAACGCAACGGATTGGACACTTGATAACTGGGGTGAGATTTTTATCTCTTGCCCGCTTAATGGTGCTGTTTATGAATGGTCACCAACGACCGGACAACCAATTGGTCTTGTGATTCCTCAAGCACCAACTGTAAACTCAGGCGTGTTCGTCGCGATGCCGCAAAGGCAGATTGTGGCATGGGGCAGCACTTTTAACGGCATCCAAGATCCGCTCTTAATCCGTTGGTGCGATGTAGATGACTATAATCAATGGATTGCATTGGTTACAAATCAGGCTGGATCTTATCGCATCCCCAAGGGTTCGCGAATTGTCCAAGGCATCCAAGGTCCCCAACAAGGTCTTATTTGGACGGATCTAGGCCTTTGGGCAATGCAATATGTTGGGCCACCTTATGTGTACCAGTTCAACGAACTTGGTACTGGTTGCGGCTTGATTGGGCGTAAAGCTGCTGGCTCAGTCAATGGCGTTGTGTACTGGATGGGTCCAAGCCAGTTTTTCCGGCTTTCCGGCGGTGGTGTAGAACCGATCCGTTGCCCTGTATGGGATGTGATCTTCCAAGATCTGGATACCGACAATCTTGACCGCATCCGCATTGCGCCGAACTCTCGTTTCGGCGAAGTGACATGGTATTACCCTACTAAGGGTAATGGCGGCGAGAACAGCGCATATGTGAAATACAACTTCATCCTAGATCAATGGGATTTTGGCTCTAATTCTACAGCCAATCCTTATGTTGCCCGCAGTGCTTGGATCAATGAATCCGTTCTTGGTCCGCCGATCGGTGCCGGTTTAAACCGTTATATCTATCAGCATGAGACTTCCGCAGATGCTGATGGCGCTGCAATGGATTCATATTTTCAAACCGGTTATTTCGTTTTGTCAGATGCTGATGTTCTTATGTTTATCGACCAAGTTTGGCCGGATATGAAATGGGGCTACTATGGTGGTACGCAGGGTGCCAACATTCAGTTGACGTTTTATGTAACCGCTTATCCCGGCCAAACACCTACGGCTTATGGGCCTTACACGTTGACGCAGGCGACAACTTATATAACTCCACGTTTTCGTGGACGCTTGGTTTCAATTAAAATTGAGAGCAATGACATTGGATCTTGGTGGCGTCTTGGTAACTTCCGTTATCGTTTGCAGCCTGATGGGAGATTCTGATGAGCGCCAGTCTTGCTGACATTCTTACTACGCAGAAGAATGGTGTCGTCGCCATCAACGGCTTGAGGACCATTCTTCAAACGATAGCCGACGAAGTCACCATCATAGGTGGGTTCGCGGGGTCAAATACGCCTACCAATTCGTCGGGAACTGTTGTCGCCACAACCGCTCAAGTCGTTGTTGGAAAAGGCGTGATGTTTAGCATTTCGATACCGGCCACTTCGGGGTCTAACCAAGTGCTGATATACGATAGTGCAACGACCGGTGGCATCGCTGCGTCGAACCTAATATATGGTTCGCTTCAAGCCAACGCATCCGGTTTCGTGCCATACCGAGATGTCCGCATTCATTACGAACACGGCCTAGTGGTGGTATGCCAGACCGGCATGTCGGCTGTCGTTTCTTATACTCCGAACATCTGAGGACGCCATGCCCCTGAAGAAAGGTTCCTCACAAACTACCGTTAGCTCCAACGTCAGCGAGCTAGTTCATTCTGGCCGTCCGCAACAGCAAGCTGTGGCGATTGCTCTGAAGACGGCACGGCAGCCTCGGGCTCGCGGTGGCGCTCCTTTTTTTGGCGCTCCTGCTTCTGCCATGACAGAAAAAGTCCATGTGGGGCCGATCCATAGCCCTGTAGCCGGTCGCACCGATCATCTGCCCATGCATGTCCCATCTGGGGCTTATGTCATCCCTGCCGATATCATCTCGGCAATGGGCGAAGGGAACACGATGGCGGGGTTCAAAGTCGCCAATACGATCTTTACGCAAGTTCCGGGTTTAGGGGGTATGCCCGGCGAAGATGCGCAACTTGGGTTAGCTGCCAAAGCAGAAGGAGGTGCAATTGCACCTCCAGTTCCGATCGTCGCTGCTGGCGGCGAATATGTGATTCACCCTGACGATGTTACCCGGATCGGGGGCGGGAACATTGATCGCGGGCACAAAGAGCTAGACACCTTTGTGAAGAAGATGCGGGCCAAGACGGTCCAAACTCTTCGTAAGCTTCCACCTCCGAAGGTTGATTAGGGGGACTGAATGTTTGATGGCTTGAACGTCAGAATTGGAACGCCGGAAGATGTCCATCCTATGATGGATCTTGCAATGCAAGCTTGTGACGAAAATGGTTTTGTTGATCCCAACCCTCAAAAGCTGCTTGCCGAGATCTGGCCTGCCCTAAATCTTGACGACGGAATCGTTGG